GCTTTGCAAGGGCTTGGGCTAACGGTTCTCTCTAAAGTGGATAAGCCTACGGAACTTTTCACAAAGCCTAAAACAACGCCATGTGTTTGGTATATCATAGAGAAAGCAAAGCTTGAACCCGTTTCGAGTTTTGCCTTTTCTGTTGACTTTGATATTTCCGTTTTTCTTTTCTACAGGAGCTTAAGAGAAAAGGGGCAAGGGGCTTACGAACTTTTAGAAAGAATTTTAACCGCCCTAAGCCTTAAGACACAGTTTAACCTTGTCCCTCAAGGGATTGAACTTTACTACCACGAGAGCGGAGAGTTTGCATTCCTTCTAAGCTTTAAGGGTAATGGCAGGTTTGTTGTTCCTCGAGAAGAAGAGCCATTGACTACACGTATAACAGTTTACGAGGGTGAAGAATTTATGTCGGAGGTGCCCAGATGAGGTATAAGGTAAAGCTAACTTATCCTACCATTGTTGTGGTTGGGCAGGATGAATATCGGCTTTTCCCGGGTCGGGAAGTTGAACTTCCTGAGGCCGCCGAGGTGGTTAAGACTTATGAGGGGCTTGGCTACCTTGAGCCTTTGCCAGCTAAACAAAAAACTTCTAAGAAGGAGGTAAGCGATGCCAGCTAATTACCTTCACGGTGTTGAAACAATAGAAATAGTGAAGGGACCGGTTCCAGTCAGAGAGGTGAAATCTGCAGTTATCTTTCTGGTTGGGACTGCACCCGTGCATCTAACCAAGCCTGTTGGTGTTTCTGAAAGCGACTGGTATGAGCAAACGGTGAATAATCCCATTCTTGTCCTGAGAAGAGAGGACGGCATAACCTACTTTGGCGATGCTACTCCGGGCTACACAATCCCTTATGCCCTTGATGCTATCTTTGATCATGGTGGTTCAACTGTTATCGTGGTTAATGTCTTTGACCCAAGAAGGCATAAGGATTCAGATGGACAACCCGACCCTTCAACCGTTACCCAAGCTGACATCATCGGCACCTATGATGCTACAACAGGGAAAAGAACAGGGCTAAAGATAATTGACGAACTGTATAGCAGGTTTGGCTTCACCGCAAAGCTAATACTCTGCCCGGTTTATTGCGAGTCCCCGGGTGTTAGGGCAGAGATGGTAGCCCTTTGCGAAACTCACCGTGCTTTAGCCCTGATTGATGCCCCAGCTGGTCTGACTCCTCAACAAGCCATCAACGCTCGTGGGGCAGGTGGTCAGCTTAACACTTCTGCCTACAGGGCAGTCATTTGCTATCCTCATCTTAAAGTCTACGACCCAGCAACCAACTCTGAACGCCTTGAACCTTTCAGCCAGAGGCTTGCTGGAGTTATTGCAAAAGTTGATCACGAGGAAGGCTACTGGTATTCTCCATCCAACCATGAAATTTTGGGCATCATCGGAGTAGAACGCCCTATTACCTGTGCTATAAACGATCCAAACACTGAAGCTAACCTTCTGAACGAGAACGGCATTGTCACGGTCTTTAACAGTTTTGGAACAGGCTACAGGGTGTGGGGCAACCGCTCCGCTGCGTGGCCTTCTAAATCAGACCCAAAAAACTTTATCTCCGTCCGCAGGACCGCGGACATCATCGCAGAAAGCATAGAGTATGCAACTTTGCAGTTTTTAGACAAACCCATAACCGTAGCAGTGGACGGAGTTTTAAGTATGGTGAACGCTTTTATACGCACCTTAATAGGAAGAGGTGCCCTCGTAGACGGTAAATGCTACTTCCTGAAGGACAAAAACCCAGAGGTAAATCTTGCCAACGGACATCTTACCTTTACATACGAAATCATGCCACCAACTCCAGCGGAACGCATAACATTTGAACAAGTCATAAACATAGAACTACTCAAAAAACTAACAGGAGGTTAAGCCATGCCCATTGAGATTGGCAAAGTCTTTAACGCAAGGGTGTATATAGACGGCACGGACTTTATAGCTAAGGCTGAAGAGGTAGACCTCCCGAAGGTCAGGTTCAAGTTTGCGGACGCAAAGGCACTCGGGCTATACGGAGAAATGGAACTTCCAGCTGGGCTTGATAAGCTTGAAGCAAGGATAAAGTTCAGCAGCATCTACAGCGATTTTATCGCCCTTGCTTCAAATCCCTTTGTCCTGCGGACCATCATCGTCAGGGCATCAAAGCAAGACTGGGACCAAAGGGGAGTAGCCCGAGAAGTCCCCGTTAAGGCGGAGTTGCGAGGCTTTTTCAAAGAGTTTGACAGTGGAAAGTTCAAAGCCAGAGAAGCCGCAGAGGCGGAGGCTACAATCTCCGTTTTGTATTACAAACTTGAGGTTGACGGCAAGGAGGTTGTAGAAGTGGATGTGATGAACAACATCTACAAGGTAGAAGGACGGGATATTCTCCAAGCCTACAAGGCTAATATAGGAGGTTGAAGATGGCTAAGGAGATCACACTTCCCAGTGGAAGGGTCGCAAGAATTAAGGAAGGGAAGGGCAAGGACTTGTTTTGGGCTTTATCCAACTCAACAGGGCAAAACGATATTATTAAGCTTTTGATAGTGAGGCTTACGGAAATTGAGGGAAAGCCCATTACAGAGGACGACCTTGAGGAACTCTCCCTTGCGGATGTGATGACCCTTATGAAAGAATTTACGGAGATATACACCCCTTTATCGGTTCAGACACAATCTTAGCTATGGTTAAGCACGGTTTTTCTTATACTGACTTGGCTAATATGGCGTATGCGGAGTTGAAGTTCTGGGCTAAAAAGCTTTCTGAATACTACGAACAGCAGGCTACACTTTTAGAAGATGAATAAACATGGACTTTTCTGTTGCAGTAGTAATACAGCTAATAGACAACTTCTCCCGCCAGCTTACTGGACTTAAGGAGGGAGTTTCAAACTTTAATAATGAACTAAACCAAACGCAGAGTAAGTTAAAGTCCTTCGGAGAAACCCTAAGACAAGCCTTTGACCCGAGGGCGATCTGGAGTGCGTCGGAGAAATTAGAAGATTTCACTTTGAAAGTTGCACAAGCCACAGCCTTACCTGTGGCTACCCTCTATAAAACTTTGGATGCATATAAAAGCTTGGAACTTGCACAAGCAGAGATGGAAGTAGCCCTCATGACTAAAGAGGGCTTGCCTACTGAGAAAGTCAAGGAATTAAACAAGCAAGTGGAAGAACTTGGAGTAAAACTCCCGGGAACTACTGCAGACTTCTATCGTGTGGTCACTGCCCTCAAGGGAGCAGGGATGGAGATAGACAAGATCGTTGGTGGTGGCTTAAAAACCGCATCTTACCTCTGGGTGCTCTTCAAAGAGGAGGCTTCTCCGAAGGAAGTTGCTGAAATGGTGCAGAATTTCTCAAACGCTTTTAGACTTGCTGGGCAGGATTTTGAAGCTTTTGCTGATCAAATTCAAAGGCTGAAGTTTGCAAGCGGTTTAACACTAACTCAAATCGCATATGCGACGAAATATTTCTCTGCAGAACTTAGCCAGCTTGGTTTCACAGGACTACAGGCTTCTAAATTCATGCTTACTTGGATTGGAACTCTTAAGCAGTTTGGCGTAGCTGGAGAGACCGCAGGCACAAGCATCCGCTCCGTCCTTCAGAGAATTCCAGAGTTAGACAAACACTTTGAAAAACTACGCAAGCAAGGGCTTGACCTCAAAATCAACCTGAAGGATTTCTACGATGAAAAAGGCGCCTTTAAGCTTGAAGAATTTTTGATGGCAATCAGAAAGGAACTTTCCGCTATTCAGGACCCACTCCAAAGGATGCAAGCCCTAAGGGAACTCTTTGACATGGAAGGCATGCGAGCTATAGCTCCGCTACTTGCTGCAACTAAAGACGAGGCTTTGATGTATCTTGAGGAAATCAGAAAAAGCATTGAGGCAACCCACGACCCGAAGAAAATTGCGGAATTCCGAGAACAATACGAACAATTAAAGAAGCAGATTGAAGCGGGAGGTTTTTCAGGGCTTGAGAAGATGGCTAAAGAACTTGATAACCAAGCAAGTCTTCAGCAAAGGTTAAATCGTTTGATGAACACATACGCAAACGTGCTTGAGGCGGCGGAAGGAACGCTTGTGAACTTGCTGTCCGTGATTGGTTCTCTGCTTGCCCCCACACTGATAGCTATACTGAACCCATTGAACAACCTTTTAGGAAGGCTTGCAGATTTCATACAAGAGAATAAAACAGTGGCACGAATCCTTACGCTTACCGTTGGTGGATTTGTTAGCTTTCTTGCAATCATGGGCACGGTTAGCTTGGCTGTTGCTTCTTTCATGAAACTTTTCAGTTTCGCATTTGCACCTGTTAAGTGGTTAATGTCTGTATCGCTTATCAAAAATCTTGTCTTAGCGTTAAGGGTGTTTAGCCTTGCCCTACTCACATCCCCGATCGGCTGGATTGCTCTTGGCGTGGGTGTTTTGATTGGTGCTGTTTATCTTCTTTGGAGACACTGGGACACAGTCAGTAGGTGGCTTGCTAAAGCTTGGGGCTGGCTTAAATCGTCTTGGCAGAAGGTCCTTGAAGTTCTCATAAACATCAATCCGTTTTTTGCCCTCTTCAATGCACTAAACAAGCTCGTTAAATTCGTGTTCGGTATAGACCTCTTTACCGCAGGCAAAAAGATCGTGGAAAGCTTGTGGAAGGGAATAGAAGCCCTCGCCATGAAGCCCGTTGAGGTTATGAAAAGCGTTGTGCAGAAGATAAGAAATCTCTTGCCCTTCAGCCCAGCCAAAGAGGGACCGCTTAGGGACATTCACAGAATAAAGCTTATTGAGACCATGGCCGCAGGACTGAACCCTGACCCCCTCTTTACTCGTATGAAAGACATCGTAATGAGAGTGTCCCAGCTTACCCCTCCCGTAGGGCTAAGACCAGCATTGGCGGGAAGCACCACGATCACCGTCAACGTAGGGCCTATTCAAGTGCATGGAACGGAGGGGAGCAGGGTCGCCCAATATATCGCAAGCGACCTTGAGCGGGAAATCAGAAGAGTGCTTGCTAAGATTGAGAATGAACGCTACCGTAGAAGTTATTGAGAAAGCCTAAGGTCTTTGTTTTCTTTTATTTTGATTAACTCGCAGTAGCTTCTAAGCCGACTAAGCAGTGCCTCCGGGAGGGTTTTGGCGAGGTCTGTAAAACTGTTTGAGGTGATAAAAATGTATCTTTCCTGCAATTCTGCAAAATAGAGGACTTCTTGCACGAGTTCAAGTCTGGGCGGTGGTAGTGCAGCGATGAGGTCATCTATCATAAAGCAGTCGTATTCTTTGTATGAGTTGTAAAGCGTTTTCAGGTCTGGGAAGGCTACGCACGAGATATAGAGAGGGTTTGAGATTTCTCTATACTGTAAAAGTTTAGCAATCTTCCAAGTGCATGCAATACTTTTCCCTACTCCGGGCTTGCCGTCAAGGATGGCGCCCTTTTTCTTCATTTCTCTAATCTTCTTTATTGCTTCCGTTTCTTTTACCCCGTTCAGTGCGATTTTCAAATACTTTTCAGGGAAGCCGTTAGCGAGCGTCGTGGTGTATATCCTTTCTTTGCTAAGTGCTTTGGGTAGTATACTGACCGCTTTTCCGTCTTCAACCATAAAGAAATTTTCATATTCGTGAATGTGTGCATCCGGGAATACTGCTTTTACTTCTTCTATGCTTTTATACACCTTCTTCATCTCTCACCCTCCCATTCAAGGTCTAAAAGCTTCCATATATACCCTTCATTTCCGAAAATCCCTTCTGGAAGAAGCTGGATTGTCGCCCACACTAAGCCCAGCTCTTTGTTTTTGACGGTTATTCTGTATATTCTTTTTGCGTAGTCTAAAGTCTTTACATCTATAAGTTCTGTTTTCCCTTCCACCAACTCCTCTTCTGCGATGTTGCGGAGTATGTTTCTGATTGGCTCGGGTCTGTTCATAAGCTTTTTGTAAAGTTCTTTCGTCATGGCACCCCCTCCTACCAAGAGAAGTTGTCATCCTCCGAGGAAAACGGCTTTTCCTCATCACCCCAGCCTCGCAGGTAGTAATCTTTGCCTCTCTGATTATCAGGGCTACTCCACTCCTTCCCGTTTGCTTTTTTGATATTTGGCAGGTTCTGGCGGAATTGTAATATGCCGTTCCAGTCTTTGCGGGAGCTTTTAAAAGCTTCGTAGTCTCTTTTTAGGTCTTCAATGCCCTCTCCGTTCCGTTCGTATATCTCTAAGAGTTCCCTAAGATGCTTCCCAATGATGTATTTAAAATCTGTGAATCTGAAGCTCTCGGGCGGTCTGTCGTCCCACAGCTTCAAATACCATCCCATCAAGTGTTGTAATTTCTTTCCATCTTCTTTTTCCTCTTCCTCTTCCTTCATTTCCATCTCCAACCTTGTCTTCAGTTCCATAAGCACCTTAAGCGCTTCTCTGATGTCTTTTCGCATAAGCAACTCTAAAGCTTTGTCTATCTTTTTAAGGATTTGTTTCTCCGTCATGACGATCCTCCTTTTCTTTTTTAGTTAGCAGGCTATGTTTATGACAAAAGCGATACAAGAGATTAGTGAATTCTCTGCTTTCTTCTTCTGTTAGTCCTGCCATTAGTTTTTCTTCTATAGCCTCGCGGACTGGGAAAGTCTTTTCTACATTCTTTTCCTTTACTAAGCGCATCATTACGCTAAAAAGCGTAGACAAGTCTTGTTTTACATAAAAGTCTTTATCGTAGTCAAACATGTCTTCACCTCCTCGATTTTGTTTTCATTTTCTTAAACTTGCTTTTAATAGCCTCGGGGTGGCGGTTAAGTCTTTTTGCTAATTCCTGCAAAATTGCAGACCTGCACCCATGTTTAGACAGGGTTTCCCAAATAAGCTCCTCTTCCCACTCTTCATATCTCCGCCGTTCTTCCATTCCCTTATCTCTACGCATCCTTTCCAAAAACCTCTTTCTGTATTCTCTTTCGCATTCAGAGGAGCAGTGTTGATCGCTGTCTTGAACTGGGATAAAAGGCTTTCCACAAACATTGCACCTCCGCATCGCCTTTTCTACAGAC